AGATGAAGCATTAGATTATGCAATGGAGAATGAAGATAAGTATCAATTATATCCTGATATGTTTTATTATGTCAGACCTGATATCGGCACTGATGAATTTATTATGGCATCCTGGGTTAACTCCTTTGACGATGATTACTTAGGACAATATGCAGCTAGAACAGATTTAGATTTAGGTGAGTTTGCACAATTACAAAATCAAGCTGCAGGAAGAATGGCTGTAGAAAGATATAGAAGAGGCATTACAGACCCTAATAGTCCTATGTATGTTGCAGATGAAGATATTCGTAAAATATTAATTACTACTTATAAAAATACTGTAGCTGATTACTTTCCAGGATA